TGTAGCTACCTACCCGTAGATGACCCTAAGTCCTTCGATGAGGCTATGTTCATCCTTCTCTGTGGTACTGGTGTTGGCTTCAGTGTCGAGAGGCAGTACGTCAGTAAGCTCCCTGAAATCCCTACTCTCTTCCAAAGCGATACCACTATCGTTGTGAAGGACAGCAAGGAGGGATGGGCTAAGGCGTTCAGACAATTGTTGGCTCTCCTCTGGGCTGGTGAAATCCCTCAGTGGGATATATCTAAAGTCAGACCTGCTGGTGCTAGACTAAAGACATTCGGGGGTAGAGCCAGTGGCCCTGCACCTCTCGTTGATCTCTTCAACTTTACTATCAAGACATTTAAGGATGCTCAAGGACGCAAGCTGTCTAGCATTGAGTGTCATGACATCATGTGTAAGGTAGGTGAGATCGTAGTTGTGGGTGGTGTACGTAGATCAGCAATGATCTCTTTGTCTAACCTATCAGATGACCGTATGCGTCACGCTAAGTCAGGTGCTTGGTGGGAGAACAATCCGCAGAGAGCCTTGGCTAACAATAGTGTGAGCTACACAGACAAACCAGATGCTGTCTCATTCATGAGAGAATGGATGGCCTTAGTAGAATCAGGCAGTGGAGAACGAGGAGTATTCAATCGTGAAGCGTCTAAGAAACAAGCTGAGAAGTATGGCAGACGTGATCCTGACTATGACTTCGGAACTAATCCTTGCTCAGAGATTATCCTACGCCCATATCAGTTCTGTAATCTCACTGAAGTTGTGGTCAGGGCTACGGACACTATCGACGATCTTGAGCGAAAGGTACGTATTGCAACAGTTCTGGGAACAATTCAATCTGTCTACACCCACTTCCCATACTTGCGAAAGGTGTGGCAGCGAAATACAGAAGAAGAGCGTTTGCTTGGTGTGTCACTCACAGGCATAATGGACAACCCTTTATTAACGAGTAAGAATCATGGTCTACCGAAAACTCTTGCGCACCTTAGACAGGTTGCAGTTGATACTAATATTGACGTCAGCAGTAAGCTTGACGTTAACCCTAGTGTTGCTATTACGTGTGTTAAACCATCAGGAACAGTCTCACAACTCGTTGACAGTGCCTCAGGAATACACGCACGGTATTCGAATTATTACATTAGAACCGTTAGAGCCGATAACAAAGACCCCCTTACCTCCTTCATGAAGGACATGGGGATACCTAACGAACCAGATGTAATGAAGCCAACTAACACTACTGTCTTCTCGTTCCCTATCAAGTCACCAGATGGTGCAGTTGTTACCTCTGACCTGACAGCGATAGAACAACTAGAGACTTGGCTAACCTATCAGAGACACTGGTGTGAACACAAACCATCTGTCACTATCAATGTCAGACCTGATGAGTGGTTTGAGGTAGGAGCCTTCGTGCATAAACACTTCGATGAGATGTCAGGTGTGTCATTTTTGCCATACAATGAACATACTTATCAGCAAGCACCTTATCAAGAGATTGGCAAGAGTGACTATAATATGCTATTATCTATCATGCCAGACAAGATTGATTGGAGTAAGCTGTCTGAGTATGAGAAGGAAGACAACACTGTAGCTATGCAAACGATGGCTTGCTCTGGTGATGTGTGTGAAATCGTAGACTTAACATAAAGGAGAATATCATGGGTCTAGTAGAAATGTTTGTCGTAGCTTTATTGTCAATTGGTGTGATGGAAGACGTAGTCATACCTGTTGGTGAAGCAACATGGGAAAACTTACAGGAAGTTGTGAATGCCGACTAAAAGAAAGTTTAGCAAAGAAGCTTATGATCTGTACGATCAGACAGCTAAGGATAAACTGGTGACCCTTCTCTCTGAGAGGGGCCACACCATTATCTCCTCAGATGAAGACTACTTCGTAGACGTAGTATCACAGAAGGATGGGTACACATACTACAGTGAGGCTGAGGTAAAGACAGCATGGACTGATAGCTGGCCTACCACTTGGAAGGAGATCAGGATTCCAGAGAGAAAGAAAAGACTTCTAGCTAAATACCAAGATGAGAAGGGTGTCTTAAACTTCTATGTCTTCAGTAAAGACCTGAAGCAAGCATGGAGAATCAAGGACACACAGTTAACTGAAGAGGGTTTGAGAGAAGCTAAGGGTAGATACATCCATGCAGGTGAGAAGTTCTTTCATATACCCTATACAGAAGCGGAGTTAATTAATGTCTGACATAATAAATAACCCACCTCACTATGGAGATGGGTCTATTGAGTGTATAGAGTACATGAAAGACAACATGGACTTTATGATGTTCATGGGATACCTAGAGGGTAACACTAAGAAATACCTTCACCGATACAGATACAAAGGAAAACCTTTAGAGGACTTGAAGAAAGCACAATGGTATCTTAACAGATTAGTAGAAGAGATGGAGGCTAAATGATATGGAGACTATGTTTGTAGCACTGGCAGTTGCCTGTGGATTAATAGAAGGTGACCCATTACTTAATCAAGGGTGTGGAATTATCTTCCAGAGACGTTTAGTTTCTACTGAAGAGGAGTGCATAAAGGATGCTGCCTTAATGGTAGCTGTCATGCCACCCCCTGCTGGTGCTTACATAACAGATGTCCAATGTGTTCCTGTTAAGGTAAACCCTAGAAAAAATAAAACCTAAGTTCGTTTCTTCCCTGAAGCTGTCGTTGACCACTTCACTCTCTTGGGGCCAGTCTTTTTGCTGGCCTCTTTTTTTGTTATCTTACCAGCTACTGCCTTAGGTCTACACGCAGGGTAAGGACGTTTGCCTCCCTTGGCACTCTTACGTCCACAAGGTTTGCCTGTCTTAACATCAATCCACTCTTCAGCGAACCATTTACCTAAGCCACCTTTAGCCATCTTAATCTCTACAACTTCTTAGTTATTGACGTTGGAATATCTATCACAGTGTAGCCCTGCTTGTCCTTGTAGACCCTAGGCTTAGGCTTCTTTTTCTTGATGTACTTCTGTTCTACAGGAACATCACCAAGTTTCCTAGGTGCAAATCTAGTAGGTGTCTTTTGTTTCTTATACATCATTACTTCTTCTTACCTCTAACTTTCTTTAGGTCAGCAGCAGTGATCTTCTTTCTAGGTGGAGCTACAGCAGCTAGACGTTTCTGCTTAGGAGAATACTTTGAATAGGGCATTACTTCTTCCTTACTCTGTTGTCTTTACCTGACCATGTGCCACCCTTAGACTTATACCACTTGGAAGCCCAAGCATTTGCATAAGCTGAGGGGTAGACCTTGAACTTCTTCTTAGCCTCTGCTTTGGCTCTAGACCACAGACTAGGGTTGTTTGGTTTAGGACTACTTGCCATTTACTTTACCTCTTTTGACATCCAGATACCAAAGGCTCCCGTGGCTGCACCCATGCACACTGACACCAGTGAAGTCTGTTGTGTTGTGGGATCAGGCAAAAGCATGAACCACTCAACAACTCTCCAACTCATGACAGTGAAGACTAGCATCATCAGGCGGGGCAGAACCTTCCAGTCATCTAATACAGTATGAGCCATTATATTTTACCTAAGTAAGCTAGAAGAACAATCAAGGCTAGACCACCTGTGAAGACAATAAGAGTAGCTATTAATCCCCAGAAGAGTATATTCTCTAAGAGCTTTTCTTTTCTCTTCTCTCTTTCTTCTTGTTCTTTCTTTCGTCTAACCCTGATCTCTTTACGTAGCTCTATCAACTCTTGCCAAGCTGAGAATCCTCTAGTGGCTATGACTATTTCTCTGAGTTGATTTTCTATATCGTCGGCTTGCTTACGTTTAACGAAAGTGTCTAAGGCTTCTTCATTAGCTGACGAGAAGAGGCTATTCTTTTTCTTGTCGTGGTCCTTCTTGGCACCATCTATAGCATCGAAGAGAGCACCCAAGTCTTTAGCAAGTGAGGTTATCTCTTTGCCAGCAGCTATCCCTGCCTTGACGCCAGCAAAAATTGTTAACGGGTCCATTTCATCCCCACACTATGAAGTCTACGTTCTCACCTACTCTTTGTGGTACCTTGTTCATGTTGTGAGGATGATAAGTATAGGCTTCTTCGTGCTTATACTTCTGGGCCTTAGCTTCTACAGCAGCCTTAGATTCCTCTACTACCCTATTCTTAGGTGTAGTATCTTGGAAGACAACAGTCTCATGTGTATCGAATGGCATCCTAGGTAGAGGTAGATACGATAGTAGACCTGTGTTTACCATTTCTTACATGACCAGTATCTAGCTGTGAACTTATCTGTGGCTGTGTCACAATTGTGTCTAGCCCTGAAGGACTTACGTCTGGCTGGTATGTTCTTCTTGATCTTCATATTGGCATCCCCAAAGCGAATGATCTTCTCTTTGCCATCCTTACAAGCTTTGACAACAAACTTCTTACCACCTGAAACCTGACGCTTCGGGCTGTTACACTTCATCTTTGATTTGTCTATCTTAGCCACGGTATCTTCCAAATGTTATAGTTTTAAGGAAACCTTTCCATATCTCTATGGGGGATGGAAGCATCCACCCTAAGACCAGCAAAAGTATAACCCACATAGGGATGTCTTGGTTCAAGACCTTGACACTATCTACTGAACCAGCCAGATTGAATGAACCTTTGGATTCATCTACCTGTACGTTCTCAGCTTCGATGTCTCTGCTTTGGTCTATAGCTGACTGGTTATTCTCTTTACCTACCTGAGTGTTTGCGTTAACGGTAGGTCCACCACCGCCACCCCCAAGGAGAGACATAGGATTTAGGCAACCACTTAATAATAGTACGAGAGCCAAAGCCAGTAAGGTACGCATTACCTAGGCACCCCTGATTGTTTATCACCTAAAGGTAAAACAGAAGATACTTCGCTTCTATTTGATATGATACCTGAATAGTAAAGTTCTTTTAACACACGGTTATCCATACCTGCTGTATTTCTACCAGCATCTTTTCTTCTCATTTCTCTGGCGAAAGCTACAGGGTCTTCATTCTTAGCCGCTGTTAAAACGGCAGTCCAACCTCTTCCAGCTTTAGAACCACCGATATTGAAAGCTAATGATGTTAGGGCATTCTTGTATTTATAATCAAGATCATCCCAAGAAGTACCAATATTTCCTAGCTTGGTATCCCACCCAGAGGAACGAGCAAGACTTAACTCTGCTTCCATATCCTTATTCAATATTTCTATCTTCTGTTCTTCTGTCAAAGGTACAAACGTACCGTCTTCATTTTTAAATCTAATCCCGTGTATCATACCTGAAGAATCTTCAGAGGGTTTTATTTTATGCCCAAACCCAATATCCCTAGTCCTTTGTTCTATAGGTTTATCTTTTTCAGCAGCATCACTAGTAGCTACAGGAATATCCCCATGATCTGATTCTGCCTGTTCTCCTATGTTTAAATAAAAATTAGATGTTTTCTCCTGAATAGACCTCTCTATAGGGCTGAAGCTTTCATCAACAATCCTAGGGGCTGGCTCTTGTGGAGTCATCTCTGCTGGCCCTTCAGGTCTCTCCTCTGCTGGCGTAAAGGATTGCTTGAATTGGAAGTCAGGGTCTTCTCTGGCTACATCTGTT